TTGAATACAGATGCGGCGGCAACCGACATCTGCTTGGACAGACCTGCATCCCGCAAGGCTTCTTCCAATACCTTCAAATCAGCAGAGCCATCGGGTCGGAAATATTCCAACTTTTTGATTTCTGCCTTGGTGTTGTTAGGGTACATGACTACACTGGTTTCGCGCAAACCGCCTTTGGTAATCTGGAAATAACCAGCTTCTTGCGGGTCATCGGCATCCATGTCCATTGTTTCGCCAGCTTGGTTAACCCACTGATATTCATCAGCGTAAGCGCCAACTGAAACGCCGCCAAACATGTTGGGGCTTTCTTTCATGACTTGGTAAAGGTCATTGCCAGCAGTTGTGTTGGTGTACAACCGACCATTGGCATTCATGCCATCTTCGTCCATCTCAAAACTGGTCCACTCGCCAACAGGAATGGCATCAGAGTTATGGTTGACGTACATAGGCAGAGGTCGGCCCATTTCGGCAAACTCTTTAGCCCATTGCATGAAACCTTCTGGCTTGTAAAAGAATTTACGGCCATCAGCGCCTTCTCTAGCGCCCCAAGTGGTAATGCGAGCCTCAATCTGTCCAGACGGTTGGCCTTTGTCGGCTTTTTCGTTGAGATTCAGCTTGGCTTCGCAGATTAAATTCAATGTCTTCATTGATTGCCCCTAAAGCAATTGATTGGTTATTGTCCTGTATTTTAGGGGGTTGCCCTAGAAGTACAGGCAACTGTTTTTTAGGCCGTTTGACCTGTTGTGCTAATGCTACCAGATATTGTCTATCAGTATGCATAATATATCAAGTTGTTCCGATGTTCATTTTTTTGGTCTGATTGCCACCGCCGCCGCCCGTGTCTTGTGCGCTTGAGCCGGGAATGGCATCGACAGGCTTGGCATCTTTAACCAATTCATCGCCGCCCGGAACCGCTGGAAGGTTCATGTAATTCCGGGCTTCATTTGGCGTCATTATTCCACCTTTTACGCCAGCCGTTGCAAAATTCATTTGATCAAGCGGCGCACCCTTCAAGAAATCCTTGGTATCGAACTCAACACACAATGATGGGTAACCTTCCAACAGATGCTGCGTTAGCTTTTGCTGGATGTTAACAATCGTGGGGTACATCGTGCTTTTGTAAAACTCATCCAACGATGTTTGACTGTTGTTGTACTTGCCATCATGAATGCCAATCATGGAAGGCGGCACACCAAACAAACCGCAGATTCGGCGCATGGTTTGCAACTTCAAGGCGGCAGCATCGGTGTCTTGCAGCGTCAACATCTCCAATTTCTGATACTTCATGCCTTGATCAAGCAACATACCTTGTCCCGGCTTGCTTTGGTCGCTGTTCTTGCTGCCCGTCATGTTGTTCCACGCCTCTTTCAGACGGGCGGCAATTTCTTTGTACTTGCCATCGGGAATGACTTGATCGGTAACAAACATGCCGCTTGGCTTTGCGCCGTTTTGCATGACAAAGTTGGCGTAAAGGTCAATGTCTTGATCCAAGCCGACCAATTCAGTTGCCAAAATTGCTTTGTTAAAACCAGCCGAACCTTGCCATGCCATTTCCTTGGTGTGCATGACTTGGAAATATTTGAACTCATGGTCCTTGTTAAAACCGTAGCTTGGCGTAGACAGACGGAATGTTGGGTAACGTGCAGGGGTAATGTTTACCGCAATCAGCGTTGAATCCAAAACATACATTTCCAATGGAGTCTCAAGGGAATTGTTCTGGTCTTTTCTCCACCACAAAGTGAAGGCTTCACCAGACAATTCGTACCACATCAGCCATTGATACCAGAACTCATATTTGCTTTGAAAGTTGTTGGGCGTGTTTAGCAATTTAGCAACTTGCTTGGCTTTTGCCCTATCCCTTGGGCCAACGCCTTCATTTTTAATTGCATCGACATTTTTACCGTCTGCGGCTTCGCAACAAACTTTGATCGGCAATTGTGCGAGCGCCCTAGCTTTGACGCCCACGCAAGACATGATTGTGCTGTTTCTTGTCAGCACAGACATATCTACAGGGCGACCAGCGGTGGTTGTGCTTGCAGTTGTTACATACAAGATTTGCGTGTTAACGCCAGCACGTTTGTCGCTGCCTTGGTAAACAATGTTATTTCCTAACGCTGTTTGACCAAAAAGTGTATTGGATTCTTGGCTTTTGTTGTCTTTCCGTTTGAAAATGTCAAATATTGCCATGATGCACCTTAAAAAGTACGAAAACCAAACCCAGTTTGCGCGGCATTGTCCAAAGAACAGTGCATTGCAATGATTAGGCTGATAATACCATCAACTTTTGCCGATTTGTCAGACTCGTTCTTACGAATCTTGATGTTTCCATTCACATCTTCATAGACTTCACAGTTTCCAAGCTGCCAGCCAACAAACGGATTTCCATCGTGTTTAATGCTGTAGCCCATCAATAATTTCTCGACATGCTTGCTTGGATTGCTCAAAACAGCCATGCCTTGACCCACTTTTTTAACAGGCAAACCAGCGTCATTGAGTCGAGCAACAAGACTTGCTGCGTTATAAGCGTCAAAGCCAATTTCTTTTACATCGTACTTTGAGCATTGCTGAATGATGTACTCGCTGATTTCGCGGTCATCCATTACGTTGCCTTCGGTGATGTGCAAAATGCCTGAATTTTTTGCAACTCTAAAAATATCACCGTAATGTTTCGGGATCAACTCTAGGCCATCTGCTGGCAAAAAGAACTTGAATTCAGCTTCGTAGTCATTATCGGCATATCTTTTTAGTGTGCAAACAGCGTTCAAGTCTCGCGTAGCAGCCAAGTCAAAGCCCATAAACACGGCTTCTGGCTCACGTTGTTCAACAATCTTGCACTTCTCATCATCCCAATAAGCACGATCCACCCATGCGCTGTTCGCAGAAACATAGATGTTTAGCGTCTTGCAAAGGAACTCATTAAGCGCCGCTGGCTTGTGTTTGGCTTCCTCGGCTCGTTGTGCAATTGCGTCTTCAAAGATAGACACGCCGTGCATTGGGTTTGCCTTGGCCCATGTTGATGGGTCGCGCCAATCATCACCGGGATCAAGGCTGTACAGCAAACCAAACCAGCGGGGGTTATCTTCAGCTTCGCCTGTGAGCATAGTCTGAAGCATTGTCATGTCTTCGTAAAACTTTGTCTCTTTGGTAAAACTGGCTGTTGTAATGTAAATACGCAGCGGATTTTGACGGGCAACCATACCCGAATGCAAAACCTCAATGCTGTTCCTGTCCACGATCTGCGCCGCTTCGTCAATGATGGCGCAAGAGGGGTTCATACCGTCACCCGTCTTTTTTGCATCCCTAGACAGGGCTTTGAACATTGACTGCGTGTCGCCAGCCTTCATGATGTTGTGGCGGTTTGTGTTGTAAAGGCCAGCCACATCGGGCGGCATGGCATCAATAAAACCAGTTGCAGCCTGAAACACAATAGAGGCTTGGTCGCGGGTAGTTGCCAGCGAATAGACTTCAGAGCCAGCTTCGCCAAAAGCCAACTCATATAAGGCAATTGCCGCTGTCAGGGTGGACTTACCTGCTTTACGTGGAATAAAAATGATCACATCTGTGACCATTCTTTTGCTTAAGTCTTTTTTGGACCTAAAGCCGTAAATGGCGCAGATGGTAAAAATCTGGAAAGGCTCCAATACCAGTTGCTTGCCAGCGTCTGGGCCTTTTGTGTGGCGCAAAGTGGAAATAAATTCCAGTACGTGTTCCACATATTTAATGTGAAATTCCCACGCCCATGTCTTGTCTTCTAATTGGTTAAGGAATCGTTGACAGGCTAAGCGAATGTTTCGACAGACTGCAATTTCACCCCTAGCCACTTGCACGGCATACATGATGCCATCTTCGTAGGTCATGGGCCAGCCAGCAATTTAGAGTATTTGCCGCCTTCTTGCTTATTGGTTGCCAGCCGACCACGGGGTGTAAGGCCAAGTTCATTCATAAGAACAACGGCACGGGCCAATGCTTTGTCACCAGCCGAAAGGTACGGGTTAGGGCCAACGGTAGCGCCATTGTTAAAAGTGGTCACGATGCC